GCATGACCGACGAGCAGCTTATCGGACAGATAGAAGCGGCTGTTCTGTCAATGCCCCCAGTCCTTCGTCAACGACTACAAAACCGTTTATCCATGGATACTTCCAATGTCGTCTCATTCAAAGGAAAATAAAATGTTGATAGTGTTAGGCCTATTGGGTGGGGTAGCCCTTACGACTTCCGCTTGGGTTGTCGTGGAACGAAACAAGCCCGAGCCCGAGTCCATAAATGTCGAAGACATCGTGAAAAGTACAATCGCCCTTCATAAGCCAAGCGAGAACCTAACCGAGCCCGACTTGTTGAAGGTTCCATGTTCATCGGAATATATCGCCACGAATGGGGACCTACTTTGTCGGGAAATGTTCTGTCGAATGACAACCAGGGGAATCGATTCGAAGACAAGTGGGGGCGAGTGCGAACAAATATCCAATATCCAGAACAAACTTGTCATTCTCAAAGAGTGTTCCAAACTTGGGGAAGCCTATAAAGAATGCGTCGAGCTATTCGATAGACGATTATGATGGACGAAGGAACAAGCGTTTATATTCGGTTATTGGTTCGGTTCTTCTTCACAAAGGCGGACGAATACGAAATGCCCGAAGCCCAACAGCTTGAGACGGCTATCATATTGGTCGCAGAGCTAGCCAAAAGCTTGAAGATGAACAAGCCACAAATACACGACCTATTCTCAAAGGTGTTTGATGATTGACCTAACCCGTCAAGTTCTCCAGCTGAAGCGTAGGGCGGCTATCAATCCGTTGTCCTACTTCAGACCAACGCCCCCCCAATTGACCTTCCTCAAAGACCCCAGCCCAATCAAACTTCTATTGGGTGGGAACCAAGTGGGGAAGACAAGGTGTTCAGTCATGGAGCTTTTATATCGTGCGCTTGACTGTCACCCATATTTAAAGACGGACCCAGCCCCAAACGAATCGTGGCTTATCACCCATAGCCACGACCAATCGAGAACCATTCAGGAAAAGCTGTTCGAAATGATACCCGAAGGGATGTTGATGGACGATTGTGTCTTCATTCCTGGAAAGGGATTTAGGGGTCAAGTTCCAATCGTTCGATTCAAGAACGGGTCAATCATCCGTATAAAGACCGCCCAACAGGGACTTGGGCTAGCTTCCGCTTCCATTGGGTTCGTGGCAATAGACGAGCCAATCCCCGAAGCTGTATGGGGTGAACTAGCCGCGCGTGTTCTTCGTGGCGGAGCTGGAGGAAAGACGGGCACAATCGCCATAACCATGACACCGGTTGGAGAAGATGTTGGTTATTTAAGACGAATGGTTGAAGACGGGAGAATCTCATGTCACCGAGCCCCCCTAACCGTCGAAGACACGACACCCTTGGATTGTGAACCCATGTTGAGTCAGGCCCAAATCGACAATATAGCGTCCACCTACCTTCCAATCGACAGGGAAGCACGCTTGAACGGGTCGTGGGATGTTGGAATCGACCCGAAGCAGCTTATCTTCGACAACTTCGACCCGTCCATGATAAGCGGTGCACCGGTCCCAAGTGGAGGGGACTACAAATTCGCAGTCGGTATCGACCATGGAAGCCAGCCAAACAGCCAAGTCGCAGTCTTAGCGGCTATCGACATGACCGACTATCAAGAACCGAAGGTCTATGTCCTTGGTGAATACACGGGAGGGGCTTCGAGCGCAGAACATCATGTTCGAGGCATATTGGAAATGTTGAAGCGCCACCATGTCGACCCATCGATGTGTACTTGGACCGGAGATGGGGCCCATTATGCGGGTCGTGGTCAAACTGGATTCAAGATGTCGAACGGGATGTTAATGCGAGCGTTCGAACGAGTCTTGAACCTTCCACCAAGGGGGCTACCATTTACCATTAGAACGGCCCTTAAATTCAAAAGTTCGGTATATTACGGTTCTAGTGTGCTATATAGCATCATGGCCAAAAATCATTTTTATGTGAGACCTGAATGTTCCCAATTGATTCAGTCCTTACAACGCTATACATTCAAGCGAACCAGTTCGCAAAAGTCGACGGACCCCCATGGGCACGCAGTCGACGCCCTACGCTATTGTATTCTTCCAGTCGTCCACCAAAGGTTCACCCCACCCGCTAGAATCAGGATGTATTAATGTTAACTTACACCTACCCCACCAAACCAGTCGCACCGAACAACCTAGACCAAAAGCGTTGGGAATTCACCAGCCTTCGAAAACGCATGTTGACAGGAGCTTGGGACCAAGACCTAGAAGACGAATTGGCACGACACCTAAGCCCAGACAGGCGAGAATCGTGGGGCCCTTCGGACCTGAGTTCTAACCCATTCGAACAGGTTACCCGTCAATTGTCTGTTCTCTATACGGATAGCCCAACGGTCACAGCTGGAGCGGCTGACATTTCGGCCTTGGTAGGTCGTGAGGGATACGCAACACGGGCGGGTCTATGGCCGTTAATGCAGCGTGTTCAACAAATGGTCCTTGGTCTTCGGGAAACTGTTGTTCGGGTGGAGGTTATTCCCCACACTAGAGGGGTTCAACCTGACACCCCTGGACTGGTCTATCGGTGCGTGACCCCTGACAATGTCTATTGCGAAGTCGACCCCGACCAACCAGACATCCCAGTCTACTATCGAGAATACCGAATTCGATTGAATCCAATAACCAACGAACAAGAATGGGTTTGTGATGTCATCGACATTCGAAACATGAACGAGCCCATGTTCGGGATGTTCTTAGCCAACAAGGATGGTTCTTTGGGCGAGGATGTCAGCGAACTATATATGGGACATCCAACCCATAGGGGCGCAGACTTCCCATTCCGAAACGCATTGGGCCAACCATTCCTTCCGTTGACGGTCTATCATGCTGAAAAAACGGGTGAACTATGGAACTTCCTAGACGGAAACACCCTTGTCTATGGTTCTTTGAATAGTGCGGTCCTTTATACCATGTTCCTTCATTGCGTCCGAGACAATGCTTGGGCTCAAAAGTACATGCTTGGGGCTTCGGTCGCTGGACTCAACGCCATGGACCAAGACCTTGTTAGTCGTCGTGCAGCTGTTTCGACGGACCCATCGTCTATTCTCATTCTTCAGAGTGACCCCGACACAACAGGACAACCGCTTGTCGGAACCTTCAGTCCACCAATAAAGCCGGACGAGCTGTTGGAAAGTGTCGCCAAGTACGAGCTGCGGGTGGCCGTGTCTAGTGGAATCGCTCCCGAAAGTTTAACCCGACAGAATGCCGACCCAAGAAGCGGATACGCCCTTTCGATTGACCGAGCCGGACAACGGGAAGCCCAACGCAAATACGCCCCAGTTTTTCGAATGGGTGACGAAGACCTGTTGGCCAAAAGTGCAGCTCTTTGTAACCGATACTTGGGCACGAACCTACCAGAAAGCGGGTATCGTGTCAGCTATCAGTCGTTGGCACTTGGACCGGAGGAGCTCAAAGCTCAAAGAGAAGACATCTTGGCCAAACTACAAGCTGGTCTTATCTCACCCATTGACGCAATACAAACCCTTAACCCCGACTTGGACCAAACCGCAGCTGTCGAACTTCTACAAAAGATTCGACGGGAGCGGGCCGAGTATCTATAAACAAATGGAGACCCACCCATGAAAACAATTGAACACGAGGGACAAACCTATGTCCTTAAGACCGATATGGAAAATGCTATTCAAACCCGTCTACAAAAGATGTCAGCCCGAGCCGCAGAAGCCGAACAGCAAGCCGCCCAGCTCCAAGACACAATCGACGGAATGAATGGACGACTTGGAGCGCTTGACAACCTACAGTCCCAAATCGACCAATATAAACAACAGCTTGAGCAAGCGAACGGGCGGTTCGACCGATACCAAACTGTTTCCAAATTTGGAATGACGGACCCCGACCAAATGGAACTCATTGAATGGCAATATGAGAAGACCATGTCGAAGCGTAACAAGAAGGACCAACAGAGCCTTGGGGATTGGTTGGAAGGGTTGGTTCAAGACCCATCGACCGCACCAATCGCCCTTCGACCCCATCTTCAGGCCCTAGCGCCAAAAGAAGCCCCACAAGCGCCACAAGAAGCGCCACAAGAAGCGCCACAAGCAGCCCAAGCGCCTCAAGCCTTACCCCAACCCCCACGAATGAATAATGGGGCTATAACCGCACCCCCAACGACTGAAAACCTTGTCGAACGAGGTCTTCGGGACTTGGACTTCTACCGTGAAAACAGAGAAGCAATTAAGAAAGCATTTTATAACCGATAATAGGAGACCATCATGGCAGCTGTTGACCTTAGCGCTTCGAGCGCATTCCCCGTAATTAAACTTATTTCGTCCGTTGGAACGACCCAACAAGAAATTATTCTTCCCCCTGGAAAGATAAGAATTTCAGCTGGTTCGGATGTTCTAATCGACATTGCGACTTCGGGCGTATCCGATGGTGCAGCTATGCCAGCCGACAAGCTAGCAATTCCAGCGGGTAACCTTTTGGAGCTGGACTTGGGACATTCCGGTGGCGACAAGGTCACTTCGATAGCCGTAGCCGCCCAAACTGGAACAGCTGATATTAATATCGTGTTGGAGCGAATTTAAGATGGCTAGATTTAGATTTCCAACTGGTGGAGGGGCCGCCCCTTCAGCTGGTGCATGGACTGAAATATCAAGTGGGGACCTAACCACCAACGCCCAATCCTATACAACCTTTAACCTAGCAGCTTCAGCGCTTGAGGGTTACGCCCATCGAATCAACATTGGAGCCGATGTTGGTGGCGTATCGAACACGACGAGAATGTCCGAATGTGGGATTCTAACATTCGACACGGGTATCAGCCTTGACACCCTGACAGCTGCTGAAGGTTCAAATGGTGTTGTGCAGTTCCAATTTGAACCTGCTGGGGTTGATGATCAATCGGTCTATTATACCGATGTCGCTAGACCTCAAACAGTCATGTTATGGTGTGGCTTCGATGGTCCACCTTTCGTTTCAGGCGATATGGTATATTTTGGTCACGGCTTACAATGTCGACCAAATCTAAACCAGACCAATAACGAGGGATGGTATAACCAAACCCGAATCATGAGAACCCAAGGAACGACGACCGCCCCACAGGGTTCGAGCTATGGCTTTGGGTATCGCTTCCAAAACCTTCAAATGACAGCTACTTTTGGCAAAAGCTATTTAACATCTACGGAGCTTGGAATAAGCCAAGTCGATTGGAATGGGGCTATCTATAGAGACGATGTCGGTTATGATGACTTCGCCATGTTGGGAACAATTAGCCAAGTTAGCGACGGACTGAACACTAAGACGACGACGAGTAGCGAAACCATAAAATTAGGTGTCGCCTTCCAAGTCGCCCTTTCTAGTGACAACACGGTTATGGGTTGGGATTTTAATCTAAAGTGGCGAAAACTATTAAGTTCATGATATAAACAGTTATGGGGCTTCGGTCCCTAACATCCGAATGGGGTACGGTCGCACCGGTAACAGCAGAACAGCCCTTGAAACCTCAAACCACCATTCATTCATAGGAGCCAACCATGGCTATTTCTAACGGTATTACCAATACCTCTTTAGTGGGCGACCTTCGTTTAGCCCAAATGATCTCACAAGAAATTCGACTTCTTCTTCGTGATGTTAACAACCTCCGAAACACCCCTTACATCGACTTCGTCGGTTCCATCAACGGTGCGGGTTCTGATACCATTCGTGTTCGTAAAGCTGGACTAGACGGTCGAGATGTCTTCGCAGCTCTTGCTTCAGAAGATGACGCAGCTTCAAACACCGCATTAACTGACGGTTACGCGGATGTTGCTGTCGTTCGTGCGGCCCTTCGTTATCAGCTCACCGACTTAGCCGGCTTGACTGAGTTCCAAACACCAAATGGTATCGATGTCTTCCGAATCGCCCAATCCATGGCGGGTTCATATGAAGGTTACTTTGCAAGCCTTACAGCTGACACCATTGACGACTTCACCGCAACCGCTGGAACTTCAGGTGCGGTCTTCACTGTTGACGCAATGTTGGACGGTATCTTCACCCTTGAGAAGGCCGATTCTAACCGTGGCGTTCCTGGACCATTCGCAGCTATCCTTCACCCCAAGCAGCTGACAGAGCTCCAAGACGACCTCCGCAATGAGTCAAACAGTATTTTCGCTTATAGCCCAGCAACCTTGGAAGCTATCAGCGCAAAAGGCCCCGGTTATGTTGGTCGCTTCCTTAATGTTGACCTGTACAGCTCAAGCTATGTTAACACCGATGGTTCAAGCGACTTGAATGGCGCTATTTTCGGTGTAGGTGCTTTGGGTTACGCCACAGGTGTTCCAAGTGACATTCCCGGCGCAGCTGACTTCATGCAGATGGGCGAAATCATTGTGGAAATGTCCCGCAATGCCAACACCGCTTCAACCGTTGTTACCGGACACGCTTACCTTGGTATGGCTGTTCTTGAAGACGCACGAGGCTGCAAGCTTATCTCTGTAAGCTAACCTTCAAAAGAGACCCACTTTTTATGGGGTGGGGCTTGGGATATAGACTAAGAAAGTGGGTCTCGGTCTTTCGTCCCTTGTTCTACCCCATTCTAACCTTCCATTGGAGACCCACGACATGGATTATTCCTCAATCGCCCAACCATGGGCCCAGCCAAGCGGCCAAACACCCCGACTTCCAGTTCGGGCTAACTTCCCCATTTTCCTCAAACATCATGGGAAGGGGTGGCG